TTCTCCGATAGCACGTCGCTGATGGCTCCGTTACCGCAGGCAGGCTCCCATATGTCACCGCGAAACGCCTCAACCGCTGCCAAGGCGCGTGTGGCCAGTGGCGGGGTTGGGTAAAAATCATTTTCGTGGCGGCGGGTGGTCATGCGTTAACTCCGAAGGGGGTGGGGTGGTAAGGGGTATATATTTTTATTCCCGCCCCCCGCGATATTTCGATGGGGGGGTGGGTAACCGGATTTCGGTTAACTTTGCACATATTTGGCAGAAATGTCGCATAACGTTAATTATGCGCAACGCGTATCGTGCAAATACAATGACTTAGCTGCCTGTGGATAACTTTTTGCCCTTTTTCTTCCTGTTTGCCTGTTTTTTAGGCATATCGTTGTTAACCGAAATCTGGTTAACTTCGGTCGCGCGTGCGCGTAATCCGTCACTTGTGTCTTCTGTGTGTTCTACCACATCAACGTGCTTCAACTGAGCCGCCTTGTTCACTTGCTGCAATAGGTCGAGGTAAGACCCACCAGCCTCATGCGTCACATCGACCTGCTGCTTGTCTCCGTACACTTTCGGCAACAACCTAGCCGCAGTCCACTTGAAGTTGTCTGACACAAGCCTAGCCGCTTGCGGATCAATCTCACCATTCAGGACGCGCCTGTTTATCTCATCCAACTGATCCGCATAAATCATACCGCGAGACGCCAGCGCGTTCATGTACTTGCGCTCAAAGTCCTTGTCGTTGTGTATCTTGTTCCAAGTCGTACCCCAAGCTGGCATGTCCTTGTCCTTGCACACTGACTGACCAGCTCTACCCGCTGTCACGCGAGACAGGAACTCAACCCAAACCTCATCAGGCAATCTAGCTGACATCGTCGTGATCCTCATCATCAAAATCTACGGTCAAAACGTGGCTGGTATTCTCGTCGATCAACAGCAACGCCTCATCGCAATTGCTGCACACTATCGACTGCATACTTTCCCAGACCTTACCGCGCGTGTCTTGCAGGCAATAGTCGCACGTCACTGGCTCCTTGACCTTACCGCGCGTGTCTTGCAGGCAATAGTCGCACGTCACTGGCTCCTTGAAGAACCAGACCCAATGACGCTTGAACTCTAGCACCTCACCCATCGTGATCCACCAGCTCGCCAGCACAGGCTAGATAACCCGCACCGTCAACGTAATTGTCCTGATGATATGGATTGCCCTTTAACCGGGCTATCTTTAGCAGCGTCATCATTATGCCCACGTCAATTGGCGTGACCTCATGCGACAAATGGTTTGACCAATATTTCGCAATCGTTGTGAAGTTGTCTTCCATATTTCCGTGATCCGCCGCCCGATCCTTTGTCACATATTCCTTCGCCGTATCTAAAACCTCAGCCCTTTTCATCATCCCTGTCCATTTCGTTAATCGTTAGGTTGCAGACCAAACACTCACGCTTGACCATCATTTGCTCATTTACCAGCTTTGTCATCAGGCTCCGACACTTCGGACATCTACCCTGATCTAACATCCGCTGCCAACTACCATCCCCCGGCGTTATCATTATCCTTCCCCTCTCTAAACGGAACCTCAACGCTCGCTATCGGCTCGTAGCCCCGCATCAGCTCTCTTGGCCAGATATCCACCTTCACGCCATTGCCAACGCGCTGGACGTTCACTGTGAGCGTCCTAACGTCAATCCAAGTAGACGTGCCGAGCAACATATATTCACGATCCTTCAGCACATCGTCGCGCTCGTTATCTACATCTTCCATACGAACCCCACTCAAAACGGAATCTCGTCGTCTAGGTTAGCCGGAACCGGCTTAACGCTCACAACCTCAGCTCCAGCAAATGCGTTCTTTATAGCATCAACCACAGGTGCCTCTTTATTCAACCCCTCAATGATCCGCCCTACCTCATCGACAGAATACACGACCATCTCGCGATTGTCGCGCTTAACCTTACCCGCCTCATACCCTGTCGCAGTTATCGCTATCACCCTGCCATCAGGCATCCTGCCCTCAATGTAGTCGCCACTAAGCGGCTTCGCGCCAGCAGCTATCGCCGCCTGCTCTAACGCCGCAACACCACGCAACGTCACATCAACCTCATGTTCGATAGACGGATCGCATTTGTCTATAGCCGCATTGAGCCTATCCATCTGCTTCTCAAACCTGTCACGCAGGTCACCACCAACCAACCACACCAGCCGGTCTACACCCCATCGCCCCTCAACCTCAGACACGACATCATCATACTTGTGCAACGCATCCTGCATCCGACGCATTGCTGGCTGAGTAGGCTGATAGTAAACCTTGCTAGGTTTTGGCCTCGGCCTCGTTGTCTTTTTAGTCGCCATCATCTTTTCCCTTCTGGTTATACGTCCGGCAGGTTGGTCAGGTTATATACCCTTAGGGTATATATAACCTAACCTACCGTTATACGGTTATATATATAACGGTTATATGTAACCATTTTTCATATAACCTTTTCCGATAAGTCATTGTTAATCCAGCATTTGCCCTCGTGAACAACGACCAATCCCTTGTTCTGAAGTGCCTGCCTATCGCTGCCCTTCTGCCCTTTGGTCAAATCGGGTGATTTTAGGGTGTGAGCGTCGTGCCAAGCAGACACCGGCACCACCTTTTCGCCCCTATCTATGATGACATTTTGCAGTGCCATAAACGCATGTTCCTGCCGCCCCGGCGCTGGCTTTATGGCACGTTTCTTCTTCGGCACGTCGCCGCCATCCAGCCTCGTCAGCACCACCGACGATCCTGATATGGATGCAATCGGCGTCATCTCCAGCGTCAGATCAGCCATAGGCTCGGCATCCTTTTGCTTCTCAACGCGCATCGTTATGTAGTTTTCATCCTTCGACACCACCACAGACGTGTCTACCGCGCCAAGGATGGCCGAAGAACCCCTACTGCCACGCTCAACCGCCTTGCCAGAGTGATGCACAAACACGACCGCACACTGCACATGATTACGGATAGCGTCAGCCGCAGATATTACCAAGCCAGTTTCGGTCGAGCTATTTTCGTCAGCCCCCAGCATTGCGCGAGCTAATGTGTCGATATATACCGCCGTCCACTTCCTATCCAGCCGGTCAATCGACCGGATTAGCTTTTCGACCTCACCCTGATCTCGCATGTTAACGGCCAGAGGCAGCATGTGAAAGTGACCGCTTGTGCCGAGGCCGTGCGTTGACTTCCACGCCTTTACGCGCTTACCAAGCCCGCCAACGCCCTCACCGGCTATGTAAAGCACGTCGCCCTGCTTGGTTTCAATGCCCTGCCACTCAATGCCGTGCGCCTGACATAGCGCCATATCCAGACTGATGAAGCTCTTGCCGCTACCCGGCGGGCCGTAGATCATGCTCAAGCCGTGCGCCGTGATTAGCCCATCGTCACCCTGACCCACCGCCCACTCAATCGGCGGCATGTTCATTAGGTAATCCTCGTCAACGAAGTCGAAGTAATCGCCATCGCTGTTATCGTTGACCACCTCAACCGCCTCAACCTCAACCGCCGGAGCCTCAGCCACAACCACGGCAGCCTTAACCGCTGCCGTCAAATCTTCTAAGCCCTTACCGCTGTCGAGCCAATCGACAACATCGCCCTTGGCTGGTAGGCCGTCCAGCTCCACCCGCTTTACCCGACCGGCGACGCCAAACAGGTTGCCGATCACGATATCCGCATGTTCGCGGCCTGCGTCATCGTTGTCAGCAAGCACCACGACATTACGGCCAACGAAATACTGGTTGAGTACCGCCTGCCACTTCTTTGCACCGCCGTGGCTCGTCGTGGCGACCAGCCCAAGCTTAGTTAGCCGCTGCGCCGCCTTCTCGCCCTCAACGATGAATACCGGCGCGTCAGGGTTGGTGATTATGTGGTGCAGGTTATACGGCAACGCCTCGACGCCATCCATATTAAACAACCAGCCACCCTTACCGTCTGGGCGACACTGCCTAAAGGTCTTAGGCTCAAACCGCCTTACCTGATACCGCACCTCGCCTTGGTCGTCGATGTAATCGTAGACCGCTGACATAAACCGCGCAGGCTGCAACGACTGCTGTGCCTGACGCTGTATGCCAAACTTGCGCTCTAATATCTCAGGGATGTTGCTGGCAATTGTGGCACCCTCGTTCATCCGCACCAAGTCCACGCAGCCACCGCCCTCGTTTGTCTCAAAGTCAAACCAAGTGCCTTTACCCAGATGCACCTCGCGCGATCCACGATTGCCAAACCTGAGCGTCCGGCCTTTTTGCGACAGCTTCATATTAGGTTCGCCCCAATAGTGCCTCGCTATTTGCTCAATGTGAGCCGATATATTTGTCATAACTAAACCCTTTCCTTCCCCTTTATCCCTTTAGAAAAGCGGCCACGGCGGCTAGGGAAAGGGAGGAAACCCTAACCGCCGTGACCTACTGCGCTTAAAACAGGTCGCTGCCTTCCACTGGAGC